CGAAGCAAGGCGTTCATTTCGTCCTGTGTAATCGCGCCTGCGCGAACCATCTCTCTGAGATTCACTCTGGCTCCACGAGGAATACCCAAAAGGGCAATCTTCTGATTGGCCGATGCCAATAACGATGCTTGGTCGCTTACTGCGACGTTTCCGCCTACCCCTCGGGCAGCAGGAGCAGGTTGAACTTGTCGGGACGGCTGCGTTGGTTGAACTTCATTCGCGGGCACAACCGATACCGCAGAAGCTTCTGATTCCGCAATAAACTTGGGAACTTTAATTCCGCCGCGGTGTGTCACGGCTACTTCCTTGGCCTCCAACATCTTTCTTTTTGCTTCTTCGACGCTGAGGTTTGGAAGCAATGAATTTCCATCTCGGTCTTTGTGCCAACCTTTGCGAATAACATCCTCGCTAGTAGGCGGTATATTTAGATTCTTTGCCATTTATTTATCCTATGGTGTAATCCAACACCTGGGCGACTTCGAGTATCTCTCGATTGAGTCGTTGTGTTCTCTTATGTGAGAACGCAAATTCGTTTAGATTTCGTTTAATCCCCGGTCTTCTATGCCAAACATGTCCTCCATTTGACTATAGTAAGCGGGGTCTTGAACTCGGCTGTCTCCTACAGCCTGAAATTTCTGTGTTTTTCTTTCCGATAATCCAACTTCTGCGGCCACTGCCGCGTGTCGCTCTCTATCTTTTTTCGAAGTTAAAATAGAAATACCACGACTAACTCGTAATCCTGGAGATGGACGGCCAATCAAACGCTGCCCTTGTCTTACTTCCTCCAAAGGACTATCAAATGGCGGGGGCGGCCCATCGTGTCGAAGTCGCGACCGAATTTGTTCTGCTGCAGACTCTTGGGTTACACCTTTATTCATTGTTTGCATTTCCCATTTCTCGCAGCATTTCGATGTACCTGTCCGCTCCGCCTTGTATGTTTCCGACAATCTCGGCTGCAATTTCCCGAGTGATATGCCATTTCAATCGCAATCGTTCGTTTGGGTCGGAGTCAGTTTCTTCAAAAGCGTAGTGCGCTCGTTCTGTGATGTCTTTTAGGTACTTCACTATCATCGGGTAAATACGACTGGTCGTAAATTCGTAACAAATTTCCCCGCGGTTCAAAATTTCATCAGGATTTTGTAGGGCTACTATCTGTTCTTCAACATCGTCAGTATCAGCATTGATAAATTTGTAGGCTTCCTCCAAAACGGCCTGGTCCATACTTGTTCCAGGAGTGCCCGGATATTTATTACTCACCTACCCCTCCGCTGATTTGTGGCTCTTCCTCTCGAACCTGAGCCCGTTCAATGCTCTTATCGAGAACGTTCTGACCTGCTTGCACCAATCCTTTATTCTGGTCTTGCTCCATTTTCTGCTGATGTTCTTGAGCGGACAAAGCAGCTTTCTGAGCGCCCAATTTATCGATACGCGAATCCGTTGCTTGTGCTTTAACGACTTCTGGATTCGAAGCCGCCATCTGTTGTTTGTCTTGTGGGGTCAATGGAACGAATATTTCTTCCGCGCCTGCCCATCCCGTAGTTTGTTCCATTCTACGAGCGTATTCCAACCAATTAACCTTATATCCCGCTTGGCTCAATCCTTGTACAAAAGCGGGCTGCATGAACATTTCTCCCAGCACCGGCAAAGACGAAGCCATTCGCGCCATAGCAGCTAAGTTTGAAGAAGCCAACGGGCTAACTTGCAAGTCCATAACATTACACATGTCGGCCAAGTAATCGCCCTGATGGTCGAGTTCCAACGCTTGAAATAATTGATCGCCAATAACCTTTCGTACTAATTCCAAATCCATTCTTTGACGACTCATCTCCACAAAAGCGTTCAGAGTTGGAATAAAAACTTGTTCGATAGTCGAATCCACAAAAGCTTGGATTCGAGCAGTAGACGCTCCGCTGACAGCTTGAGAGCCGGTCGCAGTTCTCATTCCGGTGCCTGCTCCCGGTCGGGCCGTTCCACCCTGAACTACTAGAGAATTCGCTCCCGATGTTCTTTCTGCGTCATCGATCAGCACCTCTTCTTCGCGGTAAGCTTCCGGCATAACAGGCTGTTTTATTAGAGGAACCAAATCCGATTGCGGGTTTCCAACTTTGAACACGGCACCAGGATATGCTCGCATAGGCTGCGCGGCAATTTCAGTGCCTGTTTTTGCCAGCCAAACTTGCTGCAGGTTCAGTGCGATATCATCAAGACGAAGATTGCGTAATCCCTGAATATGTGTTTGAACGCCGCCGATACGACGAGGAATACCAAAAGAATAGAAGCATCCCGGCACGTCGTCCCAAAAAGTCGATACGAATGGAATGCAGCCAAATGGATTCTTTTCTTTTCGAATTACTTTTTTACGTTGAAGAACGCATATAACTTGTTCGTTCGTCCAATATTCCAAAACTTCCAATACATGGTCAAGCGGGTCTTCAGATGAATCTATATATCGCGGCAATGGGCGATGTCCCTGCGCGGGATATGCCGTAGCTTCGTTTTCCATTGGAGAGCCGGGAGCCGTTTCTTCTGGCGGCTGTGCCAAAAGTCTCAGGGCTTCTTCAGAAGGAATATCCCAACCTTCATAACCACGATAGTCGTTCAATTGACGAAGCGTCAAAAATTCACGATGAACAACGTACTTTGCTTTACGAACGTCGGGTTCACGAAGAGCCGGGTCCACAAGAACGTGGTTCACCTCGCAACGTTTGAAAAATGGACGATTAATTACTTGTTCTACATCAACTACGTCCATGTCGTCCGATTCAGGAGTGTGAATCGTAACCCATTGCCCATTCTGATTTTTCAATTTCGTAGGATGGGCCGCACGTTTGTAAACTTCTCGTGTCTTTACATCCGACATCCATCCCCATTTTCCGAGTCCAATACCAAAAACTTCTGCGTCCTTAACCAGCAGACGCATTTCCTGTTTAAAATTGGTTTGCTTTGTTTCATAGTCCAGCGTTTCTTCCCACCCACGAGCAACTTGCCAACTCGCGCCTTGTCGCGGCTGAATAGCAAACGGGCGAGCCTGCGGAAATAGTGCGGGCATGACCTGAGCCAGAACGGCCCCGATATGCTGCGCGACCAAAGGAAAAGAATTGCTTGCGCGAGGAACATACGTATCGCGCCAATATGTTTGCTTTACGGGAGCTTCATATAGAGCTTTCGCAACCCGCCATTCCGACATCCACAAACGCGTCGTTAGGTAGGCTTCTGCACGTTTTGTATTTTGAACCACAGTCGCCAATGCGATATCATCATCACTCGGAGGCCCATTGAATACAAATTCTTCGACTCGTTGATTCAGTGGGACATTAGGCTGCAGAGGCTGTTCTAAAAGCATTCCATATCCTTATTAGGCATGGGGAGTAGTTAAACCCCCTAAAAATTCTGTATCAGCGTACCTTCCGTCTTCTACCTGCGGGTCTGTTTTCGTTTCCGCAATAGGTTTAGACTGAAAATCCACAACCGCGCCCGACGGTGTGCAATATCCAACCGCCTTCACGCTGATTCCGTTTCTCCACTTTTCCCATATCTGCGCTAAACAATCAGGACCATCATCTTTTCGTCCTGTCTTCTTCGTAGTAAACTTTTCGAATTGAGAAAACAGCAGTGATAAATCCGGGATTCCTTCGTAAAACTGAATCAAGTCTGCTTCCAAGGCCCCAGGCAACATCAAGATTCGTGTCGTCTTGGCGCTCTCTTCGTTAGTCGGTGGATCGAAGCCAGGATAAAACGCTTGGTCTAGTTCGGCTGTCGCGGCTACGGCTCGTAATTCGCCTGCCAGCAATTCGGCGCCATTGGCCGATTCTATTCTATGAAAATCAGGGTTGTATCTTTTATACAGATTAACAATGGCATGACTGATTTCAGTAGAAGACCGAAATTTCTTCATCACCATGTCGATTATAAATAGTCTTCCGGTGTCTTCCCAAATTCCCACGATTCCGACCGCATAATCGCCTTCTCCGCTTACCCCGCTCAAGTCCCAGTTAATGACTACATACGAGCGATGAGGTAGTGGGCAATATTCAATCGGTCTTACCTGCTGATCCAACAACGCCTGAGTAAAACATCCATGTGTTACGCCTTCGGGATTTAATAAATATTGACAAGAAAATTTTCGTGGATTTTTTGAATACTGCGGCCACAAGAACTTAGCATCCAGCTTCTCAGGCCAAAGTAAAATCACATCTTCGGGAGTTAATTTATTGTTCTTTTGTCGTTCGTTCCGTGCGCTTTGTTCTTGCGCTCGTTGCTCGGGAAGAAGGTTTGGGTCGTCAACTACTTTTACTTTCCAAATCGGCTGACAAAAATATGAAACTGTTTTTTCCCCGGTCATCTTCTCGGATTCCAAACCATGGTGTTTTATATACTCAGGTAGGTCGTCTACCGCCCACCGAGTACCTGTAAAATCAATATATCCTCCCGGTTCGACCAACGGGTCAATATCATCGTATTGTTGAATCGAAGTCTCAACTAATTCGGGAGTTGCTTGGTTCTTTTCATTGGTGACATCGTCCAATTTTATGTAATCAGGGTGGCGACCGCCCTTGCCGGACTTAAACGTAGTGGCGGCAATAGTCGGGTCTCGTAGAGT